GTCGAGAGTCATTCCCTCAACCGCCTTAATCTGGTCTAGGTATACACGTAAGGCTGCCCCAGCCTGTGTCCTGCGTTCGGTGCTGCTCACAAATCACCGATCCAAACTCCGATCACGAGGATACAGGCTGAGAGATACATAGAGGCGATAATGACTGCGTAACAAGTGTCCATTTGGGTCTCTCCTCAAACCTAAATTTTAGACCACGCCCGGTTAGAGACCGGTACGAGAGAGTTATCGCTGTCCCAGGTTTTGGATGAGAGAGGGGTTGTGTTCTCCCTGGGCCGCGTGGTCATGCTGCTAAGTATAGCACGCAACGTGCCATGCCTTCTCCGCTATATCGCAGATGAGCTGGCTTTACTGTATAAGCCTTAGACACTGTCAAGGCCCTATACATCTAGGGATGGGGATCTCGTGGGGATGTGGGTGGGGATGCCAGGGATTCCACCAGGTTCTCGGGTGGAGGAGAGGGCTTGGGGGTGGGGTGGGTGAAGAGGGGGAGAGTTGTAGCCACACGCCTTCAGCACATACCTATCCCCCCTCCTCCTTATATAGCTGCAGCTTGGGCTGCAACTAGCTGCAGCTTGGCATACTGCATGCTATAGCAAGGTATATACCAGGATGAGGCTGGCACGCTACTTGCTGTAGCAAGGGGTATGCCAGGGGGGAGGCAAAAGAGGGGGGGTTGCTGGATAAATAATAGATGCCTTCCCGTACAAATTTTTTGGGTTTTGGGGGCTCTTTTCAAGTTGTTGTTTTATAACTGTTAAGAATTGTTAAGCTCGTAACTACTTGAAAGTATAGATTTAGGACCAAGCTGTTACTATATATAGGGGGGCACTTCGTGTGCCCCCCATTAGCTAGGTACTTAGCTGTTACGCCGTAGGCGTTGCTGCTTAGTTATTTCTGCCTCTCGGCTTTTGGTGCACTTCGCTTCCCAACTAATGTAATTCGCTAGATGCTTCGGGCTCGTGCCCAAAAGTCACGTTCGGCTAGCTAGATACACTGTGTTGCTAGGTAATAGCTGTAGATAGGGGGCGCTAAGAAAGGCGTATTTATGGCAAAGCAAGAAAAAGAAGATAAGCTACAATACGCCCGGGGAGCTTACCCCGTAGCCGCTATGTTCTTGCGGTATAAGAAAGCCATATTTAAACACATGCTAAAATATGCGCGGGAAAAGAATTGGGATATAACCCAGGTTAATACCTGGTTCAGAACTACTGATCCCAGGCTAACCAGTCACAAGGGCACCACCAGGTGCCCGTTAGATCTGATGAACCGCCGCAGCATAGGCGTCCTACATAGTTTTGTTGTTCGTAATTTTGTGGTAAGTGATAAATAGTGTGGTCAACGTATATCCTAAATTGCTCTGTATTGCACATAATCGCCCGTAGAGCCCTGTCTGGGCTTAGGGTAAGGGGGTAGTAGCATGGAACCTGGTTTCTGGCGTCATAAGCGGTGTACAGATGTGGATTTCCAATTCCTGGTTGTGAGGCCATCAGGGGATGGGTATAAGGCGTTAACCAATTATATTACTAGGTGGCCCTTCAATAGGCCCAGGTTGCTGAATGAGCGGCCGGAGTGGGTGTTTATCAGTAAATCGGAACTACCTAATTGGAAGGAAATATACACTACTCGCGGAGTTAAACACTAGTGGCTGCTACGGATTCTGAACTAGATCTGTTAAGGGCCGTATTCAACGGCATTGATAAGCTAAATGTTGATAGTTCTGGTAGTTCGCCCCCTACGGGGTCTGCTACGGAGGCTAAGCAGGACGTAGGCAATACCTCCCTATCTTCGATTGATGGCAAGGTTGCCACGGAAGCTAAACAAGATACCGGAAATACGTCGGTAGCTTCGATAGACACGAAAACCCCCGCCCTGGTTTCTGGCAGGGTTCCTGTGGACGGGTCAGGGGTTACACAACCCGTTTCTGGCACAGTGACAGCAAACGCGGGCACTGGAACGTTTGTGGTGACTCCCGCCGCTGATGTAATGGCTACGGGCATTACGTTCACGGCTAACGGCCAAACGTCCGGCCCCTTTCCCGTTGAGGCGGGTTACCCCACAGCAGCGTTCCAGGCCGCAGGTACCTGGACGGGTACAATCGTTCTTGAAAGGACTATCGACGGGTCTAACTGGGAGAACATACCCTCATGTTCTGGCACAGACGTGGTCAACTCTATTACTGCTAACGGCATCTTCGTGTTCCCTATTGGGGCTGCCCAACAGATAAGGTTTAGAACTACGGCGTGGACCAGTGGGACGGCTAATTGCTCCGCCGCTAAAAGCTTAGGGCTGCAGGTGGTACGCCTGGCTTCCTCTCTCCCCACGGGGATCAATACCATTGGGATTATTGACCAGGGAGTAGGAGGGGCTTCTGCGTGGAAGGTGGACGGATCGGCGGTTACGCAACCCGTTAGCGTTGTCAGTCTGCCCCTCCCAACGGGGGCTGCCACGGAGGCTAAACAAGATGTGGGAAACACATCATTAGCCTCCATTGATTCTAAACTTTCTTCGGATACTTCCAGTGTAACCAGTGTTAATGCAACAGCAACTAGTACACAGTTACTTGCTACTAATAGCAGCCGCAAGGGGTTTTCTCTTTTTAATGATGCGGATAAAGCCTGTTTTGTTTTGTTCTCAGGAGGCACTGCCTCATCCACTAACTTCAGCGTAAAGATAGGCGGAGGGGCGTTTTATGACACACCCGCCGTGCATAATTATCGGGGGGCCATCCAAGGTATTTGGGAAGCTGGGCCTTCTGGCGCCATGAAAATAACGGAGTACACTTAACAATGCCACTTAGTAGTCCTGCACCAAGTCTTCCTGGTGTCGATTCCTCAAGAAATTTATATGTTAGCTTGGCGGGGGGAGCCGGAACATACGCTACCATTGCAGAAGCCGTAACCGCTGCAGAGGCTTTGACGCAATCTGCGGAAACAGATGAGGTGGGAGTAACTGTCCACATTCCTGGGGGCGACTTTAATGAAAACGTCGTTATTAGAAGGAACGTGCATCTTAAGGGGGCAGGTAGATACGCCACAGCCGTAACCAAAGTAACCTATCGCCCGACAGACGCGACCCTAGCACCCCAATCTGTAAGCTTAGCTGAGATGCTTGTGGAAACCCTAGAGGCTTATAACGAAACAAACCCTTCCAGTGGCGTATTCAACCAAGATTGGATGCTCTCGAACTTAGGGAATAATGATAACGGCCTCGCCGTTTATAATTGTCGTGTATTCGACCTTGATTTGAAAAACGTCTTTTTTGTCGGGTTTTTTGACTGCCAGCTAGGTGTGTATAACCCCCTAATTCTTAATAATATTGATGTGGTGGCATTTCACGAGTGCACGTCCACCGGCACCGTTGAGCTGACGATGGACTCTTCGGACCCTAATAGGTCCGGATTTCTTGCGGACCCAGAAGACCCTGAATCACGGTCCATGAGCGGAAGCCTTAGAGTGATAGAGTGCTCAGATTTTGTGGGCGTAACGCTTAGAACGATTGTCGCTCCTTCTGAATATAAGGCGGTGTTAGGGTGTTATGGTAGTTTTGTAAATACTATCGATCTAGGAGCGGATACTACTGGGGGGATTAGCGGTTCGGCGATGCTGAGCCTTATAGCTGACGCCGCAGCTTCGTATAGCTTAAAGGCGTCCCAGGTTTATGGGGCAACTCAACCCTCCAATTGGAACGTCGTGCCTAAACGGGTTAACGAGGCCGTTGATGAACTGGCCTCCCGCACCAAAACTCTGGAAACAGCTCCTTCAGTAGTAAGTGACGAAGCGTATAACGAAACAACGTGGGATGGGGTTACGGGAACGTCCCCGTCTAAGAATGCCGTTCGAGATAAAATCGTCTCGATGGACTCGGCCATAGACGGAAAAGCTGCGGTTTCCCACACCCATGTGGCTAGTAACGTCACTGACTTTGACGCTGCCGCTAAGTCTGCTGCCGTTAGTGATGTGGCGTATGCGGCGAGTTGGGACGGCATTACCGATGTGGCCCCTTCTAAGAATGCTGTATACGACAAGGTCGAGGCGTTAGACGCAGCCAAAGCTGCGGCCTCTCATACTCACACAGCTTCTCAGGTTACTGATTTTGATACCGCCGCTAAGACCGCCGCAGTTAGTGACGCGGCCTACGGCGCTGGTTGGGACGGCGTTACTGACGTGGCCCCTTCTAAGAACGCCGTATACGATAAAATCGTGGCGATGGGCGAGGGTCCGGGGGCCGCACTCGTGGCTATATGGGTTGCGGATGTGACCAAGACTAATATTGCAACCAGCTATGTATACGTATACAGCGGGAGTACCTACGCTAACCAAGCGCGCCTTCCGGTAGAGTTCACTAAGTACACTCAATACAAGGTATTTGCAAATTGGAATAAAGTGGGTACTGGCACCCAGTCGCTGCGTGTTGTTGACCACGCGAATAATGCCAACGTTTTACACGAATTTAGCGACGCTACTGCGGCAGGGGAAAAGGAGCACGACAGCGGCTGGCAGAATATTCCTGGGTGGGCCTCGGGAGGGTTTCTGTTAGCGCTTCAGATGAAATCGACTTTGTCCACGGATGATCCCGTTTTTCGCCGCTGCGTGATTTGTCTAAAATGAATAAAGTAATTTTATACGGAATTAATAGGACTGATGTCGCTATTAACGAGGGCGTGGCTTACGTGTGTATCGACGGGTTCTATAATCCGAAAGTATCACTCCTAAGAAAATGGTTTCGTTTTTGGAGAAGAATAGAGGGGAGGCTTTGTGATTGGACCGGCTACAACCAGTGGTGAGCAGAGTGCTACCGCCCAAATCTGGGCCCAGCCAGGATTTCTGCACGGCATTGAAATAAACCCCCCGCAATCCGGGCTGGTAACCCTGAAAGTGTACGACGGGGCTAGTACGAGTGGCAAGCTGTTATCTACGCTGACTGTGGCAGCTGGAGAGAACAGCATCAGCGTACAATTCAATAGTCCTCGTGTTGTCAATAGCGGAATTCACGCCGCGTTGTCGGGCACCACCACTTACGTTATTGCGTATTCACCCTAATGATCCTTGATCTAAATTTAGCTTTTCCTGAATCCTTGGCGGACAAACCGCGCGGCCCCCTGCCGAAACAGAAGCTGTTCATGCATCTCGCGGACAGCCCGGGGACACCCAAATATATTAGGTACTGTGGAGGAATCGGAAGTGGTAAAACTTTAATCGGCTGTATTCAAGTGCTGAAGTGGGCTATTCGATACCCCGGGGATTACCTTATCGCCCGTCAGTTCATGCCCGAGTTAGCAGTAACGACCTATAAAACGTTCAAAGAAATTTGCCCTCCTGAGCTTATTGTTGAGGACCGAGTTGCCGACAAGATTATAAAAATAAGGACGGCTGTTCCGGGAAAACACTCTTGGGTTATGTTCCGGGGACTCGACGAGTCTGATAAGCTGCGCTCATTGAACTTGTCAGGTTTTTATATTGATGAAGCTAACCAGGTTTCAGAAGGTGCCTGGATACTGCTGCAGGGACGCTTACGCGGACCTGGCCTTCGAAAAGGCATTATCACGCAGAATAGCGGCGGGCATGATTGGTCCTGGAGATGGTTTGTTAAGCAGGATCTGTTCAGCAATCCTGAAATCAAGAAGGAGTTTGTAAATATCTATGCGCCTTCTACGGAGAATATACACTTACCTGCGGGATACGTGGAAACGATTCTTTCGACGTGGTCTCAAGATAGAATACAAAGAGAGATTCACGCCGACGAGGATAGCTTTGAAGGACAAGTGTATACAGAATTCCGCGCAGATCGGAATGTCGTTATCCCGTTCGCTATCCCTAAAGACTGGCCGCGATACGTTGGAATCGACCACGGTTTTAGGAACCCTTCTTGCTGGCTTTGGGCCGCTGAAGACTACGACGGAAACTTATACGTCTATCGTGAATTCTACCGATCAGAGTGGTTGATTGAAGATATCTGTAAGAATGGCAAGGACGGCGATGAATCTGTAATGCGTTTGATGAAGGGCGAAAAAATCGAGTGGGCTAAAATAGACCCCTCTACTAAAGCCCGACGCAACGAAAGAGACGGCATCAAGATAAGCGATTTTGAACTCTACCAGGAATACTTGCCTGAGGATTTCCCTCTGCAGCCTGCCAACAACGACGTGACTCCAGGCATTGATAGAGTAAAAACCTGGTTGCGCCCAAAGGACAACGGTAAGCCCAAGCTTTACGTCTTCAGCACCTGCCCAAATCTGATAAACGAGTTTCAGAATTACAGGTACCAAGAACTAAACTCTACTCAGCAGGGAAGGAAGAACGAGAAGGAGATGCCTGTTAAGTATCTTGACCACGCTATGGACGCGCTCAGGTATTTGATTATGGGCATGCCTGAGGCCCCGACCAAGACCGAGGATGTGTACGACAAACTCAAATATGACAGCCTGGAGGGGGTGCTGGCCCGCCAGCTCCAGGAAGTCCGGAACGGGAAGCCTAACGGAGACCCGTTCGGGATATAATTGTTATTACTTCTTAAGAATTGAATAATAACAACGCTTGGACCAGATTTTTAATAGGTATAGTTAACGTTTGTTAACTACGTAGGTACGGAGCACCAATGACGCTCTATAAAATAAAAAGCTGCCCCTGAGCTAGCCGGGGGCGTTTTTATACGGTGCAAGGGGGCCGTTATACCCCAAGCGAAAGGATAAATAAATGGCTTTTGCCGCTGCTGCCTCGACTAAAGAACCCCGCTCTTTTTCTATCGGCCCTTACAAAGTTCAGATTTTTACCTGGACCGCCGCTTCGGGCGACACTGCCGGTACGATTACCGCTACTGGCCTTACGACGGCTGAGCACGTCCTTATTGACGGGATGGGGAAAGGCATGAGCGCTGCCCCGACGTTTTCCAACAATGTTGTTACCCTAGCTTTTGCTGATCCCGTCGCTAACGTGGCGGGCACTGCCATAGTTTTTGGTAAGTAACTCGCGGATCACGTTGATAGTTCCGTGTTCCGCGCCCTCTAGGGTTGTAGCGGCTTGTCCGCTCCCCTAGAGGCCAGCATTAACTACAATGTTTAAATGTAAAGCTTGTGAATGCCGACAGAAGACGATCACTGTTCTTGAGGAACAGAATGAGTTTTTGCGCTCTATGTTGCAGCCGAAACCGGCTAACGAGTTAAATAATATTGAAGCCGATGCCATGCTTAGCGGACACTCTGAAGTAATCGAAATCAAAACCACCTCTGAACAGGTCGAAGAAGCTGAAATTTCGGAAGAGCTTCGCGAACGCGACCTGCTTCTAAGCGGATCATACTAGGAGTGTTAACTGTCTAACACAAATTCAAACCTAGACATTACGCGCGTTCCTAATGAAGATCAGGAACAGCTAGCCCAGAAGATTGAGGGGTATTACAAAGCCGATAATACCACCAAGAGTGCTCTCTCCTATCATTGGGAGAGAAACATGCTCTTTCTGGATGGGCGCCAATGGATTGTTTACGACGGTGCTCGGGGACAGGGAGGTATTTGGAACACCCTCAAAGTCACCAAGAACAACGAGTTTATTCCTCGCCCGGTCACAAACTACTGCTTTGACGTTTACCAAACCCTCAAAAGTTACCTGATTCAGAATAAACCCCGATCTACGGTTATACCCAACTCCCAGCGTAGTAAAGACAAGCAGTCGGCTAGCCTATCCGAACTGATTCTTGAGGTGAACTGGGGCAGGCTTTTAGAAGAGAAAAACTACGAGTATGCTGCGGGTTGTGGTGTTGCTTACGGAACTGTTTTTAAAAAAAGCTACTGGGATACTACCGCTCTTCAAACTGCTAAGATTCCTAAACTTGAAGAAAGGCCTACCACAGATCCCACAACGGGCCAAGTTATTGGCACAGAACTTGCGCCGGTCATTGACCCAGAAACGGGCCAGCCTGTATTTGACGAGCTTCCGCTTGGAGACATTAATACTGCGGTTGTGGAGCCGTATAGGCTAGCCATAGACCCCCTTGCTACGGACATGCACACAGCCCGGTGGCTTATGGAGTATCAGATCCAGCCCCTGGACTGGATTCTAGAGACCTACGGTAAGCAGGAGCCTGGCTTTACAGGAAGGGCCGAAGAGGTTAAAGAAGAAAAGGCGTTGTCATCCTCAATGCAGAGGTTCTTCCAGTTGAAGACCTCTAGCGGGGTCAAGGTACCCGGATTCTCCCCCGGCAACCTTCCACAAAATTCGGGTGATATGATTGAAAATGCGGCGGTCGTTAAGGAGTACTATGAGCGCCCTACCCACAAGCACCCCAACGGACGTCTGGTTGTGGTTGCTAACGGCATTACTCTGTATGCTGGCGATAGCCCCTATTCTGGGCCTGACGAGGGAGATTGGCATCCGTATTCGGAGTTTCGCTGGGAAGTCGTTCCTGGACGTTTTTGGGGGAAATCACCGCTTGATGATATTACCGAAATACAGAAACAAATTAATTCCATCGATGCTGCGATTATACTTACGCGTAAGACGATGGCTATTCCCCAGCGTCTCATTCCGATGGCTTCGGGTATTGCACCTGGAAGCTGGACGGGTCGTCCGGGCCA